TAAATGCCGGCCCAGACCTGGTCGGACGACGCCGGCGTACGCGAATCCGTCATACCCAGCTTCTTACCAGCGTAGTAGGCCATGGGGGCCATCAACATCCCAGGGTAAGAAGTGGGATTGTCAGCCACCTGCTCGCGCGCAAAGGCCTGGTGCTCCAGCGGAGCCAGCGTCTCCTGGTCCATCTGATCCGGGGCACCGCGCCGCAAATTCAGGAGCGCCCCCTGGTCTTGACCCTGTAGCCCGCCCGGCGCTTGCATACCCGCGCGTAGCGCGCCCGCGTATTGTTGTTGAGCCATTTGTTGAGCAGTCTGCGGGGTGGCCCCGGGCCGACCCGGCATAGGCATCGGAGGCTGTCCAGGCTGGGGCTGCGGAGGCATTTGCGGAGGCATTCCACCGCCCTGCATGGGCATCTGGGGTGGAATTCGCCGGCGCATCTGTTGCTGTTGCTGAAGCTGGTCGGCCACGGCAGGGCCAGCGGAGGAAACCAATTGAGAGAAGTCCATGATCATCACCCCTTACTCTTCGGTTGAGGCTTGGCCTTGGCGAGCGCCTTGACCTGGTCCACCTTGGCCGCCGCAGCAGCATCGGATTGCTTCGCCGCTTGCGACGCAGCCGCATCTTGGTGCTCCATCGCTTGCTCGTGCTGCTGGGCGGCAAATTGCTGCTCTTGCGCGTGGGATTGAGCAGAAGACTGGAGATCAAGCTCCTGTTGCCGCACCTGATTGAGCTGCTTCTGCTCAGATTCGGCCTGGGCGAACTGCAAATTCATCCGCGACTCGCGCTCCTTCATAGCCAGCTCGCGCTCCTTGAATTGAAGCTCCATTTGCTTCATCCGAAGCTCCATCTCGCCCAATTGTTGCTTGAGAGCCGCGTCCTGCTGGCTCTTCTGCAGGTCCATCTGGTTCTTCTGCTGGTCCGCTTGCATCTGTTGCTGAGTTGCTTGCTGCTCCAGCTGAGCCTTTTGCGCCTCCGGATCAGGTTTGTCCTCGGGAGGCTGTCGGATCATGGCGTCGAGCTCACGATCCAGCATTCCCTCGATGTCACGCGCGCCCTTGAAGCCCGCGACGACCCACTTCAGCATACCCACGATGAGGGGGCCGGCCTGAGGCATCTGCATAAGCATCGCCCCGGCCTTCTCCATGTATCCAGAGACCGACGTGAGGAGCTCAATCCGGTCTTGCTTCTCCATGTCGTAGTCGGCCTGGGCCATTTGATCGGAGGTCACCGAAATTCGCCACTCGAAGCCCTCTTCACTCTGCAGCAAACCGAGCGCATCATCCGCGAGGGAAGCATCATCCGTCCGCATGATGTTCGATTTGCGCCGCAGGATCTCCGGATCAAAGTGCTTCACCATGATCTCGGCTTTGAGCCGCAGGATCTCCGAGGCGAAGGAGGCCACCTCGTCTTGGATGTCCTTGATGCGCACCGAGGCGAATTTGGCCTTGATTTCCTGCGCTCCGAGGGTCTCTGAGGCCTTGGAAGCACCCCTGACAATGTCGGAAATGCCTGTCAACTCGTAAATCTGCTGTTTTGTGGCCTCCCGGTTCTCATACATCTGCTTGAGAGTCAGAATAACCTGGTCCAGAGGCAGCCAATCGATCTGACCCTTGATCCCGCCCTTCTCTGCGAACATGGCCCAGTTGTCCACGGGGATCAACTGATTCTCAAACCCCTCTTGGAGCATCCTTTGGACACCCTCAGAGCCCCGATCGTACACCCCGACCACCTTGCAGGCCTGGGTGAGGAGGGAAATGCGGTTGTTGACGGTGTCCAACTCCGAATACTGGTCCTGAATCATGTAGTAATCAGGACGGGGGGCTGTATTCGAAGTGGAAACATTGGCCAGCATGGGGGACGGGCAGGGCTCAAACCCGACCAGCTTCAGGAAATCGTCCTTGGTGTCAAGGAGGTAGTCACAATCAGGGCAGAACCAGACCACTTTCCGGTTGACACGGTCCCAAATTTCACACACCCGGGCCGTCTCCTGGGCCATGTTCTTAGGGGTCACCTGGTTGATCTTGCTCTTCGGCTTGCCCTTCAACGGGACGCGGCGGCCAATCTTCTCACCGAACCGCTTCACCAGCGCGTCGCGGGTCATGTACACCCACCGGCCCACCCAGCGACGCTCTTCCCAGACACGGCAGGGGGACCAAATGAAGTCTTCCCAGTACACGTACTCGACCACGACCCGCTGGTCTGTGATCCGCTTGAACGTCTTTGCGTTGGCAGCAGGCCCCATAGCTTGGGGCTGGGCCTGCAATTGAGGTTGCGGCTGGACCGGGGGCTGAGGCGGGACCTGCGGGGGGCCTTGGGGAGGCATTCCCGGTTGGGGTTGCGCGCCGAGCGGCATGCCTCCGGGTTGAGGAGGTTGCTGTTGAGCGGGTTGGGGAGGTTGGTCAAGCGCAAGTTGGGCTTGGAGGGACTTCATAGGGTCATCCGGGCTGGGGCCGGTCTGGAAGCCCATGTACGGGTCCATACCCGTGGCCTCGCCGAGAGGGGTTTCCTCACCCGGATCGACGCTGGCCTCCAGTTGCAGTTCGACATCCTCGGTGTCCGTCTCCAGCCGCAGCCAAGCCGCGCCCAGGCCGGGGACCAAACGGTCATACACGACGTTGCGCATCGTGCAGTCAAACAAATCCCGGGGATCATCCCGGTCAGGTGTGATGGACCGCTTCAAGATGATGGCAGCTGTCCGCCCCACGTCGTCCTGGTAATCCGACCACTTCCGCTCCACCTCGGGCTGAGGCATTTGCGCGTACAACGCCGCCTTCAGGATGTTTGTGTTGGCGAAATACAGGTTGAACCACTTTTGGGGGGCATCAACCGCATCCCGCTCGTCCAGCCACCGCTTGACCACTTTCCGCCCGCGCGTATAGAACTTGTCCAGCTCCTTCTCGGCATAGTCAATCTCAGATTGCCACTTCTGATGCGGGGTCACCTTATTGGTGGAGTCCCCCTCGGGGCCGGTGGTGAGATTGGAGGCGGAGGAGGTGGCGGGGGGGCTATCCCCACCAAGATAGGAAACAGTGGCAGCCATGATAGGGTTGTCCTTTAGTGGATTCTCAATCTAGAACCACGCAGGGCCGCTTCACGATCTTGGTGGAGATTGTCAAGCGTCATATGGGGGACCAGGTAATGTACAAGGTCCGTATTGCCTGTAAGAGCGCGGACGACCTTGGCAGATCGATCAGACAAGTGCTGGAGACTAGCCATGTCTGCTGTCTTGGTCTCGCTCCGGGCAAACTTCGGCATGGCAACAACACAAAGGTACCCGAACGCATCCGCATAATCGGAAGCCCAGTTGTGTAGCGGCTTATCCGCAAACATCAACAGGTTCTCGTCCCACTCGCGCTGGTAGGCTTTGAGGCCCTCAATCAGATCGTCGCACCCTTCTGTGGGATCGTTTTGCTCTATGGCGATCTCAGGGAATAGTTTTCTGGCGGCCGCAATCCGGTCCCGCACCTTATGTGCTGGGACCATGGAGGGGCGAATGCCGTTCTCCAGAAACTGCTCGACTATGCTACGGCCGGTCTGTAGGTTGCGTGCCTTCGCGTCGTGGGGGAGGTACACTTCTCCCAGCTGGATCTGTTGGCTGCGGGTGTTCAGGATGTCGATATGGTGGAATATGTCCTTGCCCTGGGTGGCCTCGACAGCAACAATGCGGATCTTAGGAGATTGGGGGTGTTCTTGCCAGAAGATCGCCACGGTCGCGTCTGTAAATCCTAAGTCAAATACAACATGGGTTGGAAGATTGGGGTCGTACAGGGAGGGCTGGATTCGGTGGGTGAGGAAGAGTTCGTTGACCTCGTTGGAGTATATGGCGCCCTTCAGGGCGGCATCAAAAGAACACTCGTACTCCTGGGCATATTCATCCTCGTCCATGTCATTGCGGAGGAGAGCAAGCTCACTGGGAGGGATAATGCCGCTGGAGGAGGCGGGGAGCAGGAGGGAGAAATATTGATTGGATTGGAGGGTGGCTGTCTTGTAGATCTTGTGGAATCCATTCTTTCCCCTCGGGGTGGAGGCGAACACGCCCCAGCCTTGCCGATCCGACAAGGCGGGCCTGATAATGGTCGTGTAGACGGAGGGGCGGAACAATGCATACTCGTCCATCACCGCCCCGTCGAGATACATGCCACGCAGGGAATCAGGATTATCCGAGCCCAGACAGTACAGAGTCCGGTCGCCCACCATGGATATTTTCAATTCGGACTCAGAGGGTTGTTTGGTCCAGTACCTCTCCGTGTAGTCCTTCATGTATGTCCAGGCAATCCTTTTGGCCTGGGTGAAGGTCGGTCCTACATAGGCGTATTGTGGCTTACGCAGGGGACACATCATCGACTTCTCGACAATGTCATTGACGAGGGCGACGGTCTTGCCTGCTCGCCGGTGCGTACACAGGACCGCCCACCGCTGGGTTCGCGCGTGGAAGGGAACGAATTGATCCCTTGCGGTGTATTCAAGAAGGGCGGACAACGTCTATGTCCTCGGCCTCGGGCGGCCCCTGGTTGAAGTTCGGGTTGGAGTACTTAATATGGATTGTGATGTCCTTCTTCTCCTCGATCAGCGCGGTGGCGGGGATCATTTTGGAGAATAAGGTGTAGAACTTGGACGGGTTCTGGTCAGCCCAGAGCGCCAGGCGGGGAACTCCCCCGATCAGTTCAAAGGCTTGTTGGAACGCCCTGGCAGCGCGGGAGGTCTTCAGCGTCGGCGGCAGGGAGGGCCCCAACAATCCCTTATCGAGCAGGGCCTGCAGTTCCGGAGAAATGGTGACGGCAGGGAGCAAAGAGGAGAGCAAGGCGGCGGCCTCTGCCTCCTCCATAGCATCGGTTAGTGCTGGGGGCAGGGGCGGGGGGCCATCCTCATTCGCGCTCATGGTCGCGAGTCTACTCCGGTCGGGTTTGCAGGGGAAGAGAATACAGGGTGGTGTGTATTTTCGTGTGCAGAATATACATGCATGTGTGTTGCATTTTCAAAATCACCTAGGGGGGTGTATACCCCCCCATGCATGCAGAACTTTGACTTGCCCTAGGGGGGTGTCCAGGAGACTCATTCTCCGCCTCCCGCCCCGCCTCATTATCAATCAAATCAAGACAGTTAAGACATGGCAGCATGCCAGCATGGATGCCTGGTGGTGTATGTGCTGCTATGCCCTGTGCTGTATGGGCGCAAGAAAGCCCGCATACCTGCGAGGGTATGCGGGCAGAGGGGCGATGCCCCTGGTGGTTAACGCTTGGCGCGGCGCGCAGGCTTCTGACCCTGCTCGGCCGCCTGCTCGGCGGCCGGCTGGACCTCGGGTGCGGGCTGCTCCTGGGCCGGCTCGGCGAGCGTGGCTGCGGCTGCTTCGAGCTGCGCGACCGTCTTGATGTCGAAAATGAACGCCGGGTCGTTGCGGTACGCAGTGAACTCTTCGGCCGTGATGGGGATGAATTCCCGCGCGACGGTGCCGAGTTTTGCGGCTGCGGGCGTGGCGTAAAAGTAGAGGTGGTACTTGCGGCCGGTGCGCGCCTTGACGTCGATGCCGCTGGTCACCGCGCTGACGTGGACCTTCACGCCATCGACCGTGACGCGCGCTTCGGTGGACTTTTCGAGCGCCTTGATGGGGTCCTTGTAGGCGAAAGGCGACAGGATGCGGACGGCGTTGATGTTGTTGTTGATGATGATCTTCTTCATGATTCTGCTCTCGTGGTTGGTTGCCGGTAAGCACCTCGCCGACCGGTGAACCTATTATCGGTCAAATCAGACACGGCAGTCTAATTGTAATTTTCTATCGACAGGATGTCTGCGATAGGCAAGCCGACACGAGAAGGAGCGCGCGTGGCGCCCGCTCGCGCGCCTACTACGAAACAGAAATCCTACGAAAGCGTAGGGTCTTTAACACAGTGACATGTGTACACAGTATGAGGTATGTATACATGGTGATGTACCATACCTGGTGCTGTACCTGTGCCTGTGCCTGACAACAGCAGGGCATGGGAAACACACACATGCACAGGCACGAGCCCAGGGCAGCACATCGCAGATCCATACGCGGACTGGTACTAGTGCAGGGTTACCGGGTTACCGGTTACTGGGTGAATTTGTTGCGGTTTATGCAAAAAAATCGTGTTTCTTAGCGTACAAAAGACTTCGATTTTACCCAGTAACCCCAGTAACCCCAGTAACCCTGACCTCTTTTCGCTAGCCTTCTCGGGCCTCCCACCAGTTACTGGTCACGGTTACTGGATTACTGGGTTCGCTCCCAGCCCAGCCGGACCACCACCTCGCAGCACACGGTCACAAACATCAGTACTTGCCCCTGTATCCGGGTTCACCCGAGTGTCCCCGGTCACGGTCATGGTCAGAACAGATCTTTTCATACACCAACCTAGCCCGTTGACACGCATCGGAGCATTCCTGACCAGTAACCTCCCATGCGGCGGTATCGAGGAACCATTGATCGTCTGAGAGCTTTCTGGGGTAGACATCCCGAGGGTCCAAGACGACCCCAGCGAACGTCTTTCCAGCATGCTTCCAGCGATGAGATACCGTATGCCCCCCGCCTGTTTTGATCCCCGACAAGACCTCTTTCCACAATACGGAGTCCATCTTACGAACCTCCCCGGTCAAAATCCACATACGATCGTCATTGCGGAGAGCCTCAAGGATCTCATCTGCCATCCCAGACTTCCGTGTAAACGATGCCTCCGCCAGCTCCTTCATATCCTGGGTTTGAGGAACCCGCTCGGTCGGATTCCACCCCGTCAAGTCCACTTTGTTCAGGTACCAATGAAGCAGCTTGAGGCCGTCCGGGCTCCGCTTAATGCCCTTAGCTATCCTATCAGATACCCAAGGGCACCATTCCTCAGCCATCTTGTATGTGATCTGTGGGACAACCACAAAGAAGCGCCGGTCTTTCTCTCTGACCCTGATCGGAACGATGGCATTGGAGGTCATGTACAATCGCACGAAGTTCTCAATCGGATACGCATTGCGTCCCTTCAATTCAATATTCACATATTCCGAGGTGACCAGATCGCTCAGCTTAGCTTCATAGCCCTTAAACTGCCCCTCTGCCTCGTCGATCTGGAGGAACAACTTTCCTTCCAGAAGCGAATTAAAATTGGTCCCCACGACCCTGTCAAGCTGCATCGCAATCGCGTGGTGGCCACCAATGATGCCCACCATGAGTTCGCCAAGCAACGATTTACCAATGCCTTGGAGGCTCGAATTTAACAGGATAGCAATATTGGTCTTCTCAGCAGGGCACTGGACCATGTGGGCGAGCCATTTCTCCACATACCAATCCCACTCCCCAAACAGTCCCTTCAGGAACGTCTTCCAGTCTTTAACCACCATATTGTATCGCTCTGTCATGCCGGGATATTCCACTGGAACCTTCCACCCCTTCCAGACATTGAAGGCCCGTGTCTCGTAGCTGTAACCTGGTTCCTCCCCAGGCATGAATTCATACTTGTCAATTTCCAGACGATCCGCATCTTCGAGCCATCTGGTGTGCTCCAAGACCTTTTCAATCTTCATCTTGCCACCCGGAGTCTGCGTCTTGATGTATGTAATCGCAGGGGCTTCCAAGATTTGCTTGAAATCGGTGTAGGAGAAGTCAGCCCCATCCGACAGCCGAACGACGCGCGGGGGGCGACCCATGTAAATTGCGTACTCTCGGAGCAATCTAGCATAGACTGCGTTATGAGGGACAGGCTCAATGATCTTCGCGTCTGTCAACTCTGTACCTGTTCCCCCCGCCACAAAGAAATCGTCAAGCCCCATCTTACACTTCAAATTCTCTGTTCGCGCCTTCAGGAACGTCTCTGTCCTCGCCAAGCTCACTCTATAAACCTTGGCCCCCAATTCTCCGAAGCGAGCAGAGATACGCTGGAATGCTCCCTCCACGGAGGGCTTGAGGGGATGCTCTTGCGTAGACTCAGAATCGGCGTCAAAGCAGATAATGACGTTTCTGCCCCTCCACATGAACTTGTCGAGGGGGCGGGCCAAGGCCCCATTCTTGTCTCTCCAATTATCTACCCCTCCCAATCCTACACAAAGCAGTGTTTCTTGTACTGCTCGTATGGACTTGAATTCCCCCTCCGTGAGCCAAATATCAAAGCTGATATCATGGGCGACTTCAACCCAATTGATATCGTGTAACCGGGGCAAATACGCAGCCACGCCGCTCTTGCGAGGCTGTACATATTTAGCCTGCCCCTCTGGAATCTGTCCCCCTTTCACCATCTCCATTCGCCAACGATAGAACACTTGGTTGTTCGCCCCAATGAGGTGTTCCCCGTCCAAATCATGGTAGGGCAAGAAGACACCTCGGAGCCACGCCGACACCGGATAGCCTACAAGCTCGCTAATGTATTCTGCGGAGTGCATCGCCATCTCCAATGAGACGGCCTCGTCTGCGGAGATATGACGTTGCGTCAGTACCTCCGCCAATGGATTGATCGGTCTTGGAAAATCAGGCACTGTTGTCTCCTTTCGCGGTCGAGCGTCTATCGTACGCCGTTCAGCGCATCCAGGCTAATCCTCTTTACTGCTTTGCCTGGATCGGGTATACCGCGCCCGGGCGCGCGGTGGTAAGCTAGTCCAACATTTTCATCATATTCCAGGCCCATTCGATTCACCGTCTTTCGCTTGTGAACCCTCCCCTGGCCGTGCCTGCCCGAGGTATACTAGCGTACCGTGGCGCGGCCACCTAGCAGAGAGCGATCGAGACCATGACAACCCTTTCCGTGAAACTTACTGACGAGATTCAGAATGTCGATCGTCAGATGCGCGATACCAAGAACTTCATTCGCACCCCGTTCGTCCAGAAGCTCGTCACCAGCTTGGAGTACCTGGCCGGGAAGCACGAACTATACAGTGACATTTATCTCCACGCTGGGAGCCTCAACATCATGCTCGTCGCTCGGAACCTGACGGGCCTGAAGGACGAGAAGCTGGCCGCGCTCCTGAACTCGATCATTCATCATGAGCCGGAGAGCACCTCCAACTACGACTACCCGCTGAACTTCACGCGGGAGTTCTCGTTCAGCTGGAACGACAAGACACCGGGAAGCCAATCGACGGTCCGCGTTACAGTCACGGCGAACTTCAAAGAGGACTCTGAGACTTGTAGGCGCATCGTGGTGGGCTTCAAGGCCCCCTCCACCGAGCCGACGCCCATCTACGAACTCCGCTGCGAGGACCAAGATCAATGATCGCCCTCGAAATCCTGGCGTGGGGGTTTCTGCTTCTCCTCGCCGTGGGTATTTTCAATGCTATTGTTGACGGCTTCGTGGCGTCCTGTAAGCGGCTTCAACGGGACATCGAACGACGCATTGACGAAGAGCAAGAAGCCAAGAAGGGGAAGCCCATCCTGAATTCGCTCCCCGCCAATGAAGACTCTGAATACGCAGACATCATTAACAAGTGGCGGATCAAGTAACCGCCCCCGATCAACCAAGCAACCAAGAGAGCAATCGTATGGCAATGAAGCGTCCTTTCGTCACCTACTACAGCGACGGCACCGTCGGTCGCGCCTCGACGGCGCAACGAGCCGCCCATCGCGCCGCCCGCCACGTCATCATGGGCTTGAGCAAGACAGCTCAGGTCTACGATGAATTCGACAGGATGGTCGCGGAGGTCAACAAGTACTACAACGACATCACGATCGTCGTCCATCGTCCGAAGGCCATGAAGGGAGAAGAATGATGGTGATGAAGCGACAGAAGGGCCGCCAAACCCCCATCGCCTGGGCGAAGCCGCTAGAGTGGACCCGGGCCGATCCTGAGAAGCTCGCAGCTTTCGACCCGACGACCAAGCTGTGTACCATGAACTGCGGCCCGCATCGGGACGATCCCCGCACCTACGAGGAGCGCAAGTTCCTCTGCGAGGAGTGCTTCCCCATGCTCCCGAAACTCAAGGACTAACCATGGACATGATCAAACTATTCCTGGTCCATATGAATCTCGTGGTGGAGATTCTGAGCCGGCTCGAACATGAAGTCGAGGCTCAAGACACGCGTCTCAAGATCGTCGAAGTGATGCTCCTGAACGTTCTGTCGAGCCACCCCGAGCTTCGCAATGAGCTCCCCCCGGAGGCCCTGCGGGACTGGGCCGTCGCCATCCATCAACGTTCGAAGCGCGAGCGACACTCTGAGTTGTAGGGACTTACCCGAGTCGCAGGCGAAAACACTCGACTTTGTCCCCATTCAGGGGTAGAGTCGAGTTGTTACTTCCACCCATCACCGAAGGATTCACCATGTCTGAACAAACCACCTACGAGCCCAATGCCGACCCCACGCCCGAGGCCGAGCCCGATGTCACCGAAGACGACGGCGGCGCCACTGAAGATGACGCTCCCGAGGACGGCACTGCCGAAGCTCAAGCCAAGCCCAAGTCTCCCGTCGGCCTGACCCTCACCGGTGACGGCCTCACGCTGAAGCCCATCAAGTACCCGATGCCGCTCAAGGCGCCCCGGTTCGAGCTCATGATCAATGGCTCCCCGCGCGTCGCTGCCCAGACCACGTTCCGCGACATCCGCTACACGTACTTCGAGTATGAAGGTGCCAGCTTCTACGTCCCGGGCCACCTCAGCGACGAGCCGGAGTACACGCTCACCTTCAGCGAAGGCTATGTGTTCACGCCGGCCAAGCTGGACCGCAAGCAGCAAGCGGCGGCGGCTGCGGCTTCCAAAAAGGCGAAGGGCGGCGCGGCGGCCGAAACTTCTGCCCCCGGAATCGCTGCAGAAGGCCCTGGCACAGGCCCTGCAGCTTCCGAATCGGCGAGCGAAGGGGGTCGTAGCCCCGCGCCCGTCGAAACGTCTGCAGCGGCCTCTGCAGCGCCGGCCGAGCCGAAGCGCAAAGCCAAGCGGTAATCGCTCCCAGATCCCCTGGGCGCGGTATAATCGGGGTTCCCCCATCCCGGGGGAGCCCCAATCTTTTTGGAGACCACATGGACACCGAAAGCCGCACGAAGTTGGAAGAGTTGGAGAAGCAAGTCCAGCTTATCAAGGATGCAGCCAGCGACATCCGGAACAAGCAGCAGGAGGAACTCGACAATATCAAGGAGGACGCCACGGAGGAGGGCGATGCCCTCGGCGCCACCATCGAGGCGTTGGACACAGTCGACAGCACCCTGGACGACGCCATCACGGCGCTAACCAATGCTCGGGTTGAGTGATCATGGACAAGCCTATCATTCCCCCCTCCATCGGCCGCGTGGTCTGGTACTACCCAGACGGCAAGGAATACGGCAATGAGCAGCCCCATGCGGCCCTCGTCGCCTACGTGTGGGACGACCGCAACGTCAACCTGGCGGCCTTCGACCAGAACGGCAACTCCTACTCTGTCTTGGAGGTGAGACTCCTTCAGGGCGATGAGAAGGCCAGAGACGACGAATCCCACGCCTGTTGGATGCCGTACCAACTGGGGCAAGCTGGTAAGGTGCTAGAGCTGGCAGTCGGGAACAAGGCCGACGAACACTGATCTGAAACCGGAGGGGGCAACTCCTCCCCAACCGCAACGCTGTAACGAGGACACGAGCATGTCTACATTGGAAGACCTATACCAGCTTCGCAAGAAGCGGTTGTCGCTCCAACGAGAAGCCGACCTCCTTGAGCAAGAGGAGAAGAAACTGGCGACGGGAGTCGTCAATGAGTGGGTTGCGAACGGGACCACCGAGGAAGACATCGGCGCCGTCACCGTATCGCTCAAGTCCAGTTCAGAGCCGGTCGCCCACGACTGGCCGGCCCTGCTGACGTACATCATCAACAACAACGCCGTAGACATTCTCCAGAAGCGCATCACGCCCACGGCCGTGAAGGCGCGCTGGAACGATGGTGAAGAGGTTCCGGGGATCCACCCCGAGACCAAGTACACACTCAAATTTGATTGAAAGAAGCACTCATGTTCAAAGTCGGCAGAGAGATCATCCCCTTCTTCGCAGCTTGCTCCCCCCTGTGGGAAATCCTACAGGAGGACAAGCGGTTCATCATCATCTCAGGTGATGAGGGGAAGGCCAAGGAAGTCGTGGATACACTCAACCTTCTCGTTTCTGGAGGATACCATGGCGACAACCCCCAAGACCCCGACCCCTACCACATCCACACCGGCCCCCGCTGAGCCCGCTCCCAGCACGGCTGTAGCCCCAGCAAGGGGCACCGCCGTGGCTATGCCCATGGATTGGCGCGAACGTATGAAGCAAGTCGCAGTCAAAGCGGCAGAGGTTGAGAAGCCCAGCGGGGGCTTCATCAGCTTCAAATCGGGCCGGCTATCGATTGGCGAACAATTGATGCCCGGCGACAAGATCGAGTGTATTGTCGTAGACACCCTTCTCCACAACAAGTATTTCGATGTCCCGTACAACGCCAACCGGCCGGTGCCCCCCGCCTGCTACGCGTTCGCTCGCGAGGAGGAGAACCTGGCCCCCAAGGAGGACGTGGAGGACCAGCAGTCTCAGGAATGCTTCAACTGCCCCCAGAACGAGTGGGGCTCCGCAGGCGGCGGCTCTCGGGGCAAGGCCTGTACGAACAGCCGGAGGATTTGGCTGCTCCCAGCGGACGTCATGAATAGCCCAGACAAGGTCATCAAGACAGAGCTTCTTCAGTGTGATCTGCCCCCGACCTCCATCAAGAACTACTCCAACTTCGTCATGGACCTGACGGGTTCCGGCTTGCCGCCGTTCGCCGTCGTCGTGGAGATGTCAGTGAAGCCCCACCCGACATCTCTCTTCCAAGTGCATTTTAAGTCACTTGAACAGATCAAGGACGAAGCCATCTTGGAGGCCCTCGCCAAGCGCAACTGGGCGCATGAACAAGAGGAGTTCCCTGTGTATCCCACCAAGGAGGAAATGGAGCAACAGAGATCCGGCGGTGCTCCCGCCAATCCTTCTTCCAAGTTCTAGTAGAGCAGGCTTTCGCGGCCAGGGCGGGTCTTGCTTCTTTCACCCGCCCCCGACCAGCTGGAGGTGTCGGTAACAACACCAGCATTTGGAGCCTGTCCCCCTCTCTCGCTCTCTACAGGTGATCCAGACGACTGGCCCCCGTAAGGGGCCATTTTAATTCATGAGAGGAAACCAATGGCCAATGATCATGATGGAGGCCCGGGTCACAAACACGTCTTCGGGGCCAACCCGACGACGGCTCTGAGCCTCACAGCTAACAAAGTCGCTACTCTGATCGACAATCTTCTGTCTTCCATCGCTGGAGAACACATCCCGTTTCTGCTCGTCTTCCAATCCGATCACGTTGCTCAATACATAGGCAATGTGGACCGCGAGGACGCCATCAAACTCATGGAGAGCCTCATCGCCCGATGGCGAGAGGGTATGGGCGACATCAAAGCCCATGAAAATCCGGAGACAGTTGACCCAACCAAGCCTGGAGAGAAGCCGTGAAAATCACGATAGATTATCGTAATCCAACGCCAGTCCACTGCGACGTAGCCATCTTCGTTAATGGTGCTCTCGCAGGGACGATCACACTCCGACAGGAGGAGCTTTTCCATTTCCAGCATATTCTCCTCAACGGAATGAGCCACAAATACGACCAATTCTTTGCAACCGGCAACCCGGGGAGCAGCCATGAAGACCTCCATCCTGTCTCGGAGCAAACTCCTTCCTGAGTCCCTTCAGGAATACCAGGTTCTGGACCAGGAGGGACGGCTGACGTTCAAGAACTGTTTTGAGTGTAAGGAACCCTTTGGCCCCTCCAACGTCATGACCCCACCCGGTTGGCGCGAGACGCAGATCACGGGATACTGCGAGGCGTGCTTCGACAAACTGTTTGACGAACCCAATGACAAAGACTGACGTGAAATCTATCCTCTGTATATTCGGATTCCTGCTTCTGACCTTGTTTGTAGGAACCGTGTATAATCAGACCTACTCCATTGACTGTGTAGAACAGATGGGCGTTCCCGTGACCCATCTGTTTGGCGAAAACCAGTGCCTCCTTCCAGGCAAGAACCAAAAGTGACGCCATGAACGACCCCGCCACCATTGACTTTGAGACCGAAGAAATTGTCGATGGCAGCGGGGTTCCTCCCAAGCCTGTGGGTGTTGCCCTCTGGGCGCCTGGAGAAGGGCCGAAGTACATGGCTTGGGGGCATCCAGAGGGGAACAACTGTCAAGAGTACGAGGCCAAGCAGGAAGTGGCCCGCCTGTGGGACAGAGGTGTTCTGTTTCACCACGGTAAGTTCGACATCGGAGTCGCCAAAGAGCATTGGGAATTCCCCATCCCCAAGCTCTGGGACGACACCATGTACCAGATCTACCTCCACAATCCGCTCGCCCGAACAGTCTCATTGAAGCCGTCGGCAGAGACCATTCTTGGCATCCCGCCGGAGGAGCGCGATGCCGTGGTGGACTATGTTCTCGCCAAGGGCTGGACGCGCAAGAAGGACAAGGCGGGGGCCTTCATCAGTAAGTGCCCCGTCTCGCTCATCGCCCCCTATGCCATTGGGGACGTAACCAGAACAAGGGGCATACATGATGTCCTCCGTGAAGAGATCATCGAGAAGAACTGGGAGGCGGCATACCAGCGGGAGATACAGCTTGCGCCGATTCTCATGGACATGGAGCGCCGGGGGGTACGCATTGATCGCGTCAAGCTCTGGTTGGACATACAACAGTACGAGGTCTGGCAACAACAGGCTACAGACTTCATCTATGGAATCCTGGGAAACGGGTTCAACATCGATTCGCCGACTCAATTGGGTCAAGCGTTATTGGAATCCGGTGTCGTAGACAGGAATCGCCTTGCTCGGACCCCGACGGGGAAGATCAGCATAGCGAGGACATCGCTAGAAGCAGCTGTGCAAGACCCGCAGCTTTTGCTCGCCCTCCGGTATCGGGGGGCACTGAAGACGCTGTTAGGCACTTTCATGAAGCCGTGGTATGCCCTGTCGGCGTACGACGGCCACCTCCACCCATCGTGGAACCAAGTCAGAGGAGACGATTATGGGACTCGCACGGGTAGGCTCTCCTGTTCACACCCGAACCTCCAGAATGTCGTCACAGAATTCGAGGACATGGATTGGCTGGGGATGCCTCCCCTGGTCTTCATGCGGAGGTACATACTGCCGGATGAGGGCCATGTCCTTGTTGGGGCGGACTACAACGGGCAAGAAATGCGGCTACTGGCCCACTTCGCAGAGGGACGGGCGGCTGAGATCTACAGAGATAATCCACGTGCCGATTTCCACGAAATCGCCAAGGCCATCCTCCATGATGAGGCAGGGCTGGACTTCCCTCGCAAGAAGATCAAGATCGTCGGATTCAGCCTCATTTATGGGGCTGGTGTCGCAAACCTTGCCGACCAACTTGGATCCGACTATGCCACGGCCAAGTCACTCCGCGACAATTATCTACGTGCCATTCCAGGACTGAAGAACTTCATTGACGACGTCACATCCCGGCCCGGGGTTCGTACTTGGGGAGGGCGGTGGATTCCTGTGGACAAACCAGAGGGCACCAATTGGGATTTCAGCTACAAGCTACCAAACCATCTCATCCAAGGATCGGCCGCTGACCAAACGAAGCAGTCCATGATCGAGTTCTCACATACGGGGGCCACCTCCCGTATGCTGATGACGGTGCATGATGAGAACGTCACATCGTCTCCAATCGACGACGTTGTTCGCAATGCAGAAGCCCTCCGCGCCTCCATGGAGGAGCTTCCCAACTTTGACGTTCCCTTCCTTGTGGAGGTGGAAACCGGCCATGACTGGCACAACATGAGGAGTCTACATTGACTGCCCCCCTTACACAGCCACAAGCCTATGACTTGTATCGTCGGTATGCGAAGCTCTCTGCTCGGTACACGATGAACAATATCACGGGCAAGATCGAATCCACTGTACCCCCTGATATTGAGAACGGTCTGACGGAGTACAATTTCTGCGGGTCAGCGGTGCTGGCCGATTTTCTCAACTTTGTCCTGAGGGAACTAGAGAATGCTAAGTGACGTGTTGTTATTCATTGGTGAAGTCATCGCCTTGCTTGGTCTGATTGCCTTCATTATTTGGTTACTCATCATACTTGTGAAGCACTCCTATGACTGATTCTGCTCTTCCCACTCGATGGAGCTACTCCTCCATCTCCACCTACGAGAACTGCCCCGCGCAGTGGCATTACTCATATGTGCTCAAGCTCCCAGAGCAGCCCTCGGCCGCCATGGCGAGAGGCACGCGCTTACACGGCGACTGTGAGCAGTTCCTAAAAGGGGGGCTCACCGTCTTGCCATGGGAGCTCAAGAAGGTCAGCTTACGTTTGAACGACCTCAAGATGATGGGGGCCAAGTCAGAAGTTACATGGCTGCTCAACAAGGGTTGGGGCCCAGTGACGGAGGGGGAGATTCCCTGGATCAAGGCTATCATCGACGTACACTGGCTCCAAGGAAAGGTTCTCCACGTCAGGGATTTCAAGTCAGGTAGAGAGTATGTAGACCACAGAGCTCAGCTGGAACTATACTCCATTATGGGCCTCTGTCTCTTTCCCGAGGCGACCCGCGCTGAGTATGCCGCCATCTACCTAGACACCGCCCACACGTCCAATGAGGGGTCCATCATTCGGGGGGCTATGCTGGAGCGGAAGATGAAGGATTGGAACGACCGCGCCCTGAAGCTCTTTGAAGACCAGGGGTACCTGCCAAAGCCGGGCAAGCACTGCGATTGGTGTGCGTTCTCTCACCACAAGGGGGGACCATGTCTGGCCGGCTAGAGCGTGATATTGAGGAGGAGGTCACTGAGTATGCAGTAGACAAGCTGAACATGCTCGCGATGCGATTGAACATCGTGGGGCGGAAAGGCTGGCCCGATCATGGGTACGGCTACAAAGGACGAGCATGCTATATGGAGTTCAAGCGCCCAGGAGAGACACCTGAGCCCCTCCAAAAGCATGTTCATAGATTAATGCGAGAGCAAGGCTTCTACGTGTTTGTTGTAGACAACGCAGACTACGGGAAAGCTGTTTTGGAGGCATGGAAACAATATGTTGATAAGGAACTGGAAGCAATTCGCGAAAGCAACGATCGAAACCCACGATCTGGACCCCACCTACGATTTCTTGTACGCGGCAAAGACACGCCTGGGTGAAGAGTGGGCCATCCGATTCGCCCTCAACTATCTCTGCTTCTACGACATGGGCGGAGCAGTGGCCGCCGCCGAGCAGACAACAGGAGCCACCTTCTGGGAATACATGCTGGATAACTATGTCAGTTTCCAGAGGGGAACAGAACGGCGGCACTCCCGAGGCGTCCTCGGCCTGACCTATGTACAGAACCTGTCCGCACGGGGGCATCCGTACGCTATGTGGAGATCAATGTGGGCTTCAAGCTACACGGATCTAGTACAAGTGTTCAAGGAGAAGTTCCAACGATGCGGGTTTGGCCCCTATTTCGTGTGGAAAGTCATGGATTTCCAAGACAGATGCTTCGGCAACCCGATTTCATTGAGTCTTGTAGAGACCCTCAAATACTGTCCGGATGATCCCCGCAAGTGCGCCGCGATCCTCTGGCCAAGTCTGACTCTTCACGAAGTGATGGACATGGTCGTAGAGTACATCAGCCAGTTTGAAGCCCCCGGCAAGCCCGGAGCGCAATGCTCCTATGCCGAGGCAGAGACCATCCTCTGTATGCTGAAGGGGTGGGGCATCACCAAGACCCACGTGATTGGCGACGACATCGACACCAAGCACGAGCAACTTGCTAAGTGGCCCGTCTTTCAACAGTTCCTGCCTCTTCGCATCGATCGGAGACTGTATGAACGCCCCGCAACCCTGGACGCCAAGGAACTATCAGCTGGCCGCACTGCAGTGGCTGATTGAGAATCCGCACTCGGGTCTGCTGTTGGATCCAGGCCTGGGGAAGACCTCAACGACGCTCGCCGCCATCGACTTTCTGATTGATGAGGGGCATACTCAGCACGCGCTGGTGGTGGCCCCCGTTCGTGTAGCGAAGACAGTCTGGCCGGTGGAGGTGGAGAAGTGGTCTGACTTCTACCGGTTGGATGTATGCGTCCTCTGTGAGATGACGTCAGAGGAACGCATTGAACTCCTGAAGGAGAAGCATGATGTGTATGTCATCAATCCTGAGTCGCTCGTCCGTCTTCTTGAGCTCGACCCGTGGCAATACCTCAATCTTGACATGCTCGTCGTTGATGAGAGCACAAAATTCAAGGACACCCAGACTCAGAGGTTCAAAGCTCTTAAAAAGCATTTACACAAGTTCACACGACGTATCGTCCTTACTGGCACCCCCGCCCCTAATGGCCTTGCGGACCTCTTTGGACAGGTGTACGTATGCGATTTGGGCGCCGCGCTGGGCCGCTTTATCACCCATTTCCGTCAACGTTACATGTACCAATCACGGGATGGATTCTCGTGGATTCTGGCGGAGGGCGCGGAGGCGCGCATTTATGCGGCCGTCAAGCCTATCCTCCTCCGCATGATGGCGGTGGACTACCTTGAGATGCCAGAGTTGATTAACAACTACATTGACATCACGCTTCCACCCGGGATTCAGAAGCTGTACAAAGAACTGGAGCGAAATTTCCTGTTAGCCCTACAGGACGCCACCATTCCCGTGTTCAACACGGCTGCGCTCGGCACGAAGCTCCGCCAGGTCGCCAATGGGTTCATCTATGATGAAGACCACGTCTCCCACTATGTACACAATGAGAAGCTGAAGGCTTTGATCGAATTAGTTGAAGAAATGCAGGGCCGGCCCCTTATTGTCTGCTACGAGTTCATTGAAGACGCCAACCTCATTGAGAACAACTTCCCTGACGCGGTCAACATCTCCAAGCGGCATGACACGCTGAACGTCGTCAACGACTTCAACGAGGGACTGATCCCCCTCCTGATAGGCCATCCCCGGTCCATGGGGCACGGCTTGAACCTACAAGAGACGTGTAAGGACATCTGCTGGTACGGCATTACATGGGACTTGGAGTTGTATCAGCAAGCCATCGCCCGGATCTGGAGGCAAGGACAGAAGTCCCCTGTCGTGGAGGTCCACCACATCGTGGCTCTGGGCACCAAAGACATAGATGTGAGCAAGGCGCTAGCCGAGAAGGACGCAGTGCAAAGCCGGCTCAATGCCGCATTAAAAACCCTCCCGGAGTCGTGATTGAATCGGCTATAATAGGGTTCACCTTTAGTGGAGATACCAATGACCATTGACCTGCTCTACGCAGGGCGGAATACCCAGGAAGTGGTCAAGACACTGCCCATCGGATGGTTGGTGTCGGGGCCGATTCGGGTTTGCCTTCACCTAGCCAACGTTTGGTACACGCATGGACGGAAGAACCTAGTCATTGATGGATCGGCGTACCGGCTGAACGGGGTGGGCATTTTCGGCCCCAACGAACCGGAGCATCTATTCAGCACCTGGGCCGCCCAGAACGACGCCAACTATTCCTGGCTGTATTTTTATGGGAGAGACATGTGCGATGAATACATCCGCCGACTTCCACACATGGTACGCCATGGGGTTTTGACGATGTTGTGTACTCTGGAACAAATCCCTGATGCCATCCCGGAAGGGGAATGGACAGAACCAACCTTCGCAGCCAACGTGGAGCTCAAGCAATGACCCATGAAGCAACAGAGGCCCAAATTGCCTTGGGCGCTCACATCCTTTCGGAGTGGCTTGACGACAGAGCCCCTCTGAACGAACGCCGGTACAGAGAACCCGTGAAGGCAGCTTATGAAGCGATGCTTGCTCTCGCGCAACCTCTGACGGACGAACGCGATCGCAGCACCGGAGGAAAGCAATGAAAGTCAAAGGCAACTTCGGGCATCCAAGCCAATACATGGAGCGTCCTGTGGCGAAGTATCCACAATATTTCATCGACCTCTGCACTGTCCTCCCCAAGGGGATGTCGGTGATCGATCTGTTCGGCGGCATCGGGCTCCTCCCCATGAAGATGTGGGGCGCGCTTGAGCCCAAGTCCTGGGTTTCCGTTGACGTCGATCCCTGGTGCATCGAGAACTTCCAGGAACCCCGCGCAGAGGCGGTGGAGGCCAACGCCTTCCACTGGTCTAAGTATGCTGACCTCGTCATCATTGACCCCCACAAGGGCACATTGAACGCGATTGCCTCTGATCCGGAGTGGATCTATCTACTGACCAACATCGCGGACTCCGACGCGCGTTTCCTGCTCATGCAGGAGTACGGGGCCTATTGGTGCCATCTACAGAACCATCAACGTCTCTACAATGCCAAGTTCGGCATGACCCCGACTCGAACAACCTACCCAGCGTTGTTCGCCAAATACATGGAGGTGTACGGGTACAGACTAATCAACCACAATCAGGGGCTTGGCTCCACTTACTACCTCTTTTCCACACCGAGAGAACATGGCCAATAAAATCATCAAACTCCACGGCTGCTCCGGCGCCGGCAAGACCACCGTCATCCGGCAATTCATGATCACTTGCATCCTGACCGGAGAGCAAGCAGCAGGGCCCAACAAAATCCTGTACTACCGCTACAGCCACCCCGCGATCACTGAGCCGATCTTCGTGCTGGGTTCATACATCTCCATCTGTGGGGGGCTCGACACCATTGCGGACGCGCAGACCGTCATGGACCTAATCGACAAGCTCCACCCCCAAGGGCATGTCCTCATGGAGGGCCTTCTGGCCTCGACCTACTACGGCAAGATGGGGGAGCATTCAAAGCAGTTCGGGGACGACTACATTTATGCGTTTCTCGACACCCCCATTGACGTTTGCCTGGAGAGGGTGATCGCGCGCCGGGCCGCGGCCAACAATACTCGCAAGTTCAACCCTGATCTGACCCGAGACAAATGGAAAACCATCAACACGCTCCGCTACAAACTCATAGCCCAAGGCCACAATGTGAAGGACCTGGAGTGGGTGGCCTATTCCAACAACCCGCTCCTCATCGAGTGGATGCAGACGACGGAGGACGAGGAGGCTACTACCCCCACAACCCCCCTGAAATAACCGAATGCAGGGGGCTTTCCGCCTCTGCACAGACCATGAACGAACTCCTCCGCCCGTGGAAACTCGCGACGCTCGGCCTCGGCCTGAGCGCGCTCATCGTGGGGGCCTACATTGAGAAGGCCTCCGACTGGGATGTCCCCGTCAGCATTATCATGGCCGTCGTGGCTTACGTCACGGCTCCATGGTGCATGCGCGTCATCGTCCAACGGCGATGGCGGGCCTTCCCACTCATGCTCCTCCTCACCTGGTTCGGCGTTGACGGCTGCTACGCCGCATACTGGGCCGTCGTCAACCCCGTCGCCCTCGACATGATGAGGGAGGCCAACGCACCGGCTTCCCTCTGCTTGTTCTGGATGGTGGGCCTCCTCTGGTACTATCAAGGAGACATCCCGTGCTTCAGAACACGCAATATCTAGGGGATCTCATCCACTGGATTCGCCAGCGCGAGCTCATCCGTGTCCGCAAGGAACTGAGTCGATTGCCACCCCCATGGACGGACGACCCTATCATCGCCAATAACAGGTGGTGTAACATCCGCAGGGAAGATGACAAGGTCACGAAGTGGATCTGGCAATGGGCTGGCGTCGGGCAGCGGCATTTCCCGGAGCATGTACAGACCGCCCTCACCGTTGCTCGCATGGTGAACTGGCCCGACACGCTGGAACAACTCAAATATCCCCTCGCTGGCTGGACCTCTGAGTATCGCAAGCATTGGTTAGAGGTGTTCGAATCCATCCGTGCTCGCAAGGGCAAGGCTTGGACGGGGGCCTATATGGTGACGGGCGGCTACTCTGAGGGTGGGGAGACCAAGGAAGCGATCATCGCACGTGTGATAGACCATGCTGAGGCGAGAGTACGTGTTGAACATGGCGATTCTTTGCACATCGCCGCAGACAAGATTATGTGCCCCGGCATTGGCCTGTTCCTGTCTGCTCAGATCGTTGCCGACCTCAAGTGGACCCCCCTCCTGAAAGACGCCGTGGATTGGAATACATGGTGCGCCCCCGGCCCCGGCTCCACCATGGGCCTCAATTTCATACACAAACGCCAGCGCACCCATTCCATTCCCCTGGAACAGTTCCAAGAGGAAGTCTGGGACATCAAAAACTTCATCCTCCATGAAACTACTATTTTCCTGGATGCGCAGAATACACAGAATTGTCTGTGCGAGCTCAGCAAGTATGTCCGTGCCAAGCACTTCGGGGAACGCCTGAAGAACCAATACCATCCCCAGGCGATCGTCGCGTCGAAGCGCCTGGACCGGGTATAATCGAGGTTTCCACACCGGAGAGAGTGATGAATCAGAAGCGTAACTTGTGTCAGATCGCAGCGGAAATTTGCTCCATTTGGGCCACTGAGCCGCCCTCCGCGAACGTGTTCCGCTTCGCCTCTCCGTGGGTCCATGCTATGCTACACATCAATACATGCGCAGACATGTATGGGGCGGAGTACGGCGACATGGTGGTCGCCACTGCGCTAGACAATCTCTCTCACTGGAGGGGAGAGGATGCCCGCCGCATCAAGGCGGAACTCAACGCACACTTGAAGGAGCACAACAATGCTCGTGATTCAAGCCAGAAACGTGAATGATGCGTACGCCGAAGCACTGTGGAAGATGAAGGTGCTGGGGCAGGAGGCGCACAGCCGCAACGGGGTGGTGAAGCGAATCCCCTACCCTGTGACGACCGTCTATTCGCATCCCACGGAGAGGATGCTGTTGAACGACGCCCGGGATGCCAACCCGTTCTTTCACATCTTCGAGGCGGTGTGGCTGTTGTCGGGGCGTGACGACCTGGCATTCGTCGAGCAGTTCAATCACAACGTTCACCAATTCGCAGAGAACGGTATCCTGGGTGGGGCCTACGGGCACAGGCTGCGCCGACGCTTCGGCACAGACCAAATCCAATGGGCGATCCACCACCTCATGGACAATCCTTCGTCCCGAAGGGCAGTTGTCATGATGTATGACCCCCGCACAGACCAATACACGGGCCATACAGTGCCGAAGGACATCCCCTGCAACACCACGATCTACTTCAACGTCGCAGATCAAAAGCTCAACATGACGGTGTGTTGCCGCTCCAACGACATGATCTGGGGCTGCTACGGCGCGAACGCGGTTCACATGTCGATTCTCCAAGAGTTCGTTGCGAACGCATTGGACGTTCAGGTGGGTCGATACTACCAAATGAGCAACGACTTCCACATTTACCAATGGCATTTCCCTCTGCTGGAGAGCCCACCTGCGAGCATTGACCCCTACGCAAGCTACAAGCTAGAACACCATGTTCCGGTGACCACTTCCAAGTACTGGGAGGGCGATCTGAGGCAGTTCGAGAAGTGGTGTGACGATCCCCACGGCTTGTACGATGCCCCGTTCATCACGTCGGTGCTACAGCCAATGTACAGATCCTGGGAGGACTACAAGAACCATAACAAGTCCAGATCCACACTCAGCGCCGCAACCATTCTGGATGACGCTGTCTCTATGGCGTGCGGCCAATGGCTGGGTCGTCGCAGTTGGGAGAAGAAAGCATGATTGCGAATCAATTCCTGAGCCTGTATGAGGCAGGTACTCTCATCAAGAGATTCCATACCACCCCCGTACCCGCTCAGAATTTGGCCTGGCATTCATGGGGTGTCGCTATGATTGCCAATTTCATCAGTGGCCCGGAGGGGGCTTCTCCTCGGCTGCTCATGGCTTGCCTTTGCCATGACCTGGCAGAGAGCATTACCGGCGACATTCCTGCGCCTGCCAAGTGGGCAGAGAAAGGGTTAGCCGATGTCGTGGGAAAACTGGAAGTGGAATTCCAGAAGAAGTTTGACATCCAACGGATATTCGATGCCCTGACGGATGACGAACGCAAGATTCTCGCATGGTCTGACACGTTCGAGATGTGTCTCTACTGCGCCCAGCAGATGGCCTACAACGGCAATCGAGGCGCCATGGAAATACGTGATCGGGGACTCACGCATATCCTACAGCAACTCGGGTTCCCCACCCCGTTCGCAAAGGAGTTGTTTGATGACTGCTTCGAAGTCAACCCTGAAGCATGTACCGACCCAGGCCACACCCACTAAGGCCAACGATCGGCAAGTGGGCGGGGACCATTACAAGAGCAAGGAGGGGAAAGCCCACAACTGGGAACAAATCCCAGGAGAGGAGCACTGGGATCGACAGTGGCGCCTGTACGGGCCAAGCTACTTCATTGGGAACATTACTGCTTATCTGGAGCGGTATCCCGACAAGAATGGACTGGAGGATCTACACAAAGCCAGGCACTACCTAGACAAACTGATTGAACTGGAAACTGAAAGGGATCAGAATGAATGTTGAACTCACCAAGGACGAACTGGCGCTTCTCTGCGACGGCCTCGCCGCGCTGCCCCTCGTCCGGAGCTACAATCTCTTCAACAAGCTGGCTCAGTTGGTAAACCAGCCCGAGGCTCCGTCCCCTGCTCCGCCGTCCCCGCCTGACGACCCACTTTAGGCGCGATTGCAGCAAAAGTCGGGAAGCTCGCGGGGGGTCGCCCGCGCCTTCCCGGCTGCAGGACGAGCTAAGTGATCCAATCCGCCTTCAGAATATCCACCTCGTTCTGCTTGAGAATCCACCCCACCCCGTCCGGGGTCTTGTAGTTCAAGCCCATGTTCCCCGGATTGGAGGTGTTCTGCTTCCATTGCCACAGTGTGTAGCCGATGTTGGCTTCCCGCAGCTTCTCGATGGCCCGCTTCAGCAAGGATCCATCTGGGTCTTCACTGGAGTTCCGGCCCAGTTGCTGGACGAAGACACAGACACCGTGCTCGTCTCGCAGGTTCTTCATGCGCTGAACCGCCTTGTCAAATCGGGGCGGATCTGTCACCCATTGGTTCAGCAAATTCCCGGTGAACACAAGGTTCGGGTCGAGCGGCCCCAGGGCCTTCAGCGCCTGGTAGCACTCCTCAAGATAGCGACTGTCGTACCCCTGTCGGGGGCCAACCAGAATTGGTGTGTCCGGATCAACGGAGCGAATGCCTTGGATGCAGTCCCACTGGACTTGCGCCACGAGCGGAGCCCAACTTTCATCACGCCCATGCGCCGGCTCCGGATGGGGCTCCAGCATGCCGATCCGGGCCATGGTGCGGAGGCGAGCCGCCACGGCCGGCCAGACAATGGTGGCGAACAGCCGCCGCGCCGCCGGGTCAGTGTAGAAGTTGTGGCCGGGGGCTCCCCAGGCGCCATACGGATCGCAATAAGCGATGTCCTCCTCGGTGTTGTTCCCCGACTGACCACAATTGGAATCTATGAAGGGGACAGACCACAGCTTGTTCTGGCCGGCGGAGGCGATCCGCCCGTGCCAGAGTGACAATTTCTCACGCTTCAGGGTAGCGAACGAGTCGATATCGCGACAGTCCGGATTGGGCTTGCCGGGGGCATTCCACTTACCCCAGTAACGCAGGCATTCCCGGAGGGCATTGGCCCCCATGTCCCGGATGAAGGGGCAATCGTTCTCATCATCCTCGTCGAAGTTGCCGAAGTTCAGACCGTGCAGGAAGATCGGGTCCCCGTTGGGCTTGACGAGCTGACCATCGACGCACTTGAGGCGGGCCGGTAGTTCGCTGGGCGGGTCATCGCGCGGGGCTTGAGGATGGCGGGCTGGCATGGATCACCTCCGACGTGGCATCGATGGCATGGGAGGGAGCAAGCACAGTCGAGGAGCCACCAGCCTCACACTGCACGTCGAGTTGCCCAGGCTGCGCATGCACAACGCAGGGCCCCTCCATCGAGACGCATCCTGGCAGGGCCAGGAAGGCCCCTACAGCCGCCCGACGAGCAGCGAGAGCACCCAACATGCCAGACCCGCCCATCCGAGCCCGTAGCGTCCCACGGGGATGCCAATCGAGGCCAGGATGAAGAGCACGAGAGCAGCAACGAGCAGCGCGGTGGAGATCATTGAGTGGCCTCCAGGGGTTCGTCATCGGACACCGCGCGCGGCGCGATGTTCTGCTGCTGGCTGACCTGGGCGCGGATCTTCAGCACGAGCTGCTCCACCTCACCCATCGGGCGCGTCAGCAGCACGCGGTGCAGGTAGTCCAGGTCGTTGTCGGTGAGGTCGAGATGCATGGTGTATTCCCCCTTTAATTCCACGTTGCGGTGGCATTGAATGTGAACGATGCGACTAGCTGCGTTCCGGCGGCATCGGAGTAAATAAAGATTGTCCAATTGCCGGTTGCCGTGCCCGCCGCATTACGCACTAATGAAAAGGCTTGCGATGAACTCAACGGGGCAATCACATTCGGATTACCCGGCGGGTTGCCACTATTGACTATGCATTGGCACCAATAGCCATTACCAATGGTTGACGAGGTTGGCAGGTACCAATTGGGCGGGACGCATGTTGAGCCATTGCCTTGAAGGAAAATAGTGCCATCCTGCAAAAGTCCGATTTCGCAGAACGCTTGCGCGCCGGTCTTCACATCCGACAACACAACCGATGGCGATTGCACACCGGCGCCGCCTGCCATCATCAATTGCATGACGCCTGTCATGACACATTTCCACTGACGAAAAACGCATTGCCGCCGAGACACGTCACCGCCGCGATGCCGTGAACCGCAAGCGTCCGATTGCCGGCCACCGTGCTGCCGCACAGATAGAGGGTCGTGCCCGCGCCCTGACCAATCGTGATTGAGACACCCGTGCCATTGCCAATCGTCACAACATCACCATCATTGAATACCCCGACCGGTATAGTGGTAGTACCGGCAGCAGTCACATAGATCATCTTCCCGCGGTCGGCATAGACGGCGGTGTAACCAGCTCCCTGCACGTTGCGCGGCACCCCTCGGAAGCCCACCTCGATGCCGCCGACCGAAAACACGCCGTTCGTATCGATTTGCGCTTTGATGCCAGCGGCCACTCCGAATTTCAACGGGACATTGGTAACAGTCGATAGCGTGACATCGGATGCCGTGGCGTAAAGGTAGCCCGTGGAGACGCCCGCCACATCCAGCCCGATTACCGCATCGGCACCATTGACCTCCAGCAGGCCGCGATTGGCCGCGCTCAACAAGGCTGTTTTGATACCAATGGTCAATTCCGATGTCCCGGCTGCGGTTGCATTGATGCGTGCCCGTTCCACGCCAATGGTGGAGAACAGCAAGGGGGCGGCGGCAACGGTGCGCAACTCCATGGAACTGGCCGATGCTGCGAGGTAGCCAATTGCCGCGCCCGCCACATCGAGGCCGAACAACGAGCCGCTGCTGCCATTGACTTCGAGCAACCCGCGACCAGCCGCCGATTGCAATGCAGCAGCAAGCCCACCCCCCAGGATGCGCGCATCTCCAGCCACGTTCTGCAATCGCAGCATACCCGCACCCGTAATCGCCAATTCGAGCTGGTTGGAACCGGGAGACCACAGGCCTTCATCCAATCGCCCGTTGAATGCATAACCCGGCGCAGCCGCCGTCCCGGCACCGCCCTGAATCTGCGAGCTGGACGCACTGATGAGTGCCGTCGGGGAGATGGTGAGCCGCGTCGAGCCATTGCACGCGAAGGTGAACTGGTCAGTGGTGTGGTCGTAGATCATGCGCCCCGAAGCCGCCAGCACCTCATCGCCGAATGCGATTGCCGCTTGCTGAGTCGATGCCGTCAGCAGTGAGATGCCGCAATTCGCAGTGGACTCCACCACGATGTCGCGATACCCCGTCGAACCACCCGTGCCACCGTAGGGGCCACTCGTGCGCACACCCAATGTGCCATAGCCCGCGCCGGCAGGAATGCCGCCGATATGGGTTGTGCCAGCGATCTGCAGCGTGGATGAGCCATCATCCGTTGCGGTGCCAATGAGCGTGCGCCCGCCGCCCCTGCTGAGAGAGGTTGTCACCCCCGCTGTGCCAGCATTCAGTTGGTGGTCAATCGTGGCAGTGTTGTCGCCTCTGAAGATCATGAAGGCGCGCGTGCCGGTGGTGTTGGTCGTGCGGAATAGGCGCACCGAGGCGGCAGTTGCCCCATCACTGGCAATCACGTTCATGTCGATGGTGGGAGCGATAGCCGCTGCTGCGGTGGCACGCAATTCCATCGACCCTGTAGAGGCTGCTTGCGGCCCGATTGACCACGATCCCGAGGTTGTCCCCGATGAGGCCATGGATCCACCGGCGGATAGCGTCAGTGCAGCGGTCGAAGTGAAAGTAGCAACACCCACGCCGCCAACGGACAACCCGAGTTTTGAGCCAGCACTCGTCGAACGGTACAGACCCGTGGTGGGGTCAGCAGTGAAGGCGAGCGAGGGGGCAGCGGCGGTGCCGTCCGCCAACGGGAAAGTCATCCCCGTAGCAGTAACAGAGAATACCTGCACGCCACCAATAGAGAAGCCAATAACGTTGGACCCCGGGCGGAAAAACCCAGTGTTCGGCTGTGCTCCGAAAGCAATGCCGGGGGAGGCCGCAGTGCCATCCGCGAATCCAATTGGTCCCGTTGGCCCCAACAAACCATCCCGAGTGATGGCATTGTTCAGCTGCAGAGCCAAATCCGTCATTGTGGGATTCGCCCACGATGTCTCGATGACGGTTCCATCCACCACCGGGTTTGACGGCGGCAACGAGTAGAGGCCGCTGGAATCACGAGGCATATCAATCCCCTGTGTTGATGGCCGCTTCGCGGGACAACCCACGCAACGCCTGATCGAGCATCTGTTCTGTCTTGGTCAAGGGAGCATTCCTTGCCCGCTTGGAATCCATCACGGAGAGGAACTTCTGAGGGTCATGCATCGCCTCATCCGCCACCTTCTGAGAATCCGCATTGAGGCTCCCCAAGATCGGCTTGAGCATAGCCCGCGTCTTCCACCCGAGGCCAGAGGACAGTTCCGTTGCCGTCCCCTCGCCACCGGCCAGACCAGGAGAACCCATGGACTGGCTGGGCTTGTAAATCTCGTGGGCGGACAACTCGTCCGACAGAGCCTTCAGATCTGCCATGCGAGCAGGATCCATATCAGCGCCCGCCTCTCCCTTCTCCACCTTGGCCAGCGCCATACGCAGAGGACGAGATTGAATATGGGGGACCACCTCACCAGTATCCGTCTTGTGGTACTTCTCAGTAGTGGGGACGCCAGACTCACTGGAGAACTTCCGACGAATGCCGGTAGCAGCTTCCTCCACCTTGGCCGCGTCCTTGGCAGCCCCATAGCCCTGAATGATGTTGGAGAACTGACCCTTTGTCTTGTCGTCAATGACCCGCTTGACGGCCTCCCGAGCCTCGGCCATGGCCGGGCTCTGTCCAGCGTGAGCGCCCAAGCGATCCCACACCTCGGTGAGAGCACCAATCTTGGAATCCGGATTTGCCAACACAGACGCAACGTTGTCCAATTCCCTGCCGAGTTCCGGGTTGGCAATGACGTTTGAGTGAGTTCGGAGCGCGTCGATGCTGGTACCCAAGTCCTTACGCTTGGCCTGACTGAGAGGCAAGTCCTTGATCTTGTCGACACCCTCGGTGAAGATTTCCTGCGGATTCCCACCCTTGATGTCCGCCTCGGGGGTGGCCTTCTTGACGGTGTCCCATGCCACTTCTGCAGCCTGCTCGTCGTGGGGGGCAAAATCCACATTTCCACGTCCTCTGGCGCCCCTTTCAAGGGCGCCAGCCCTCGCGTCTTGTGTAACTGCCGCCGTGGTCCGGGGCAAGCGAGACGGAGTGGCGTTCTCGATGGCCGTCTTCATAGCCTCGACGCGATCCATGCCCAGGGTCTTCTCCAGAGCATCCGCCGCCCGCGCTGTCGCCGCCTTGACGGTGGGAGCGAACTCCTTCCACGCCTTGCGGATGCTCGACGAGATGCCGGACACAGCAAGCGGAAGCGCACCACCCGCCGCACCGCCTTCAAGAACATTGTCAACTCGATCCATCAACGTCTTGTCGTCCGCATCACCCTGAAGACCAGCAGTGGTAGCTCCTTCAACGGCGGCCCTCCCCGCAGTACCGAGATTGGCCACTTTGCCACCACGCGCAGCCCATTCCGCCGCTTTGGGGAGGACCTTAACTACACCCTTCCCAACAGCGCTGGAAAGTTTGGCCCCGGGGATGGCGGTCATGGCGATATCCGCTGCGACACCGCCAGCAGTGCCAGCCAAACCAAGATTGTGCTTCTTGGCTTCCCACTCTTTCCGTTCAGCCTCATCACCAGAGGTGTCAGCACCGGGGATTAAGCCCTTGATGCCCAACATCATATCTCGGGTGGCGCCGCCGGCCCCCGTCATGAACTTGTCATACGTAGACATGCCACTAGCGGGGTCAGTTTGTTCCCGCTCCTGGGCCGCCAGCGCTTCTGGCAGGACATATTTTGACTTGGCCGGCGCAGGCGGAGAAGCGGCAGGGGCCATCCCGCCAGACTTGGCGAGGTAAGCCTGGATTTCCTCATCCGAGTAGCCAGCGGCCTTGGCGGCTTCTGCATTGAAGGGCATGGCTCACCCCGGAGTGTTGAAGCTGTCGATCGGGGGCCGAGTGGCATTCACCGCCTTGGGGAGCGCCTTGGCCTTGGGCCCCGCGCTTGGATTGATGTACCCCTGGTTATCCGCAAAGTCTTCAATCTCTTGCTGCATCAGCCCATATTCCTTGCGGAAGTTCACCAGCTTATCTCTCGCCGCCTGGGGGGAGTCATAGGCTGTCGGAATGAACGGGCGCAGACGGGGGGACTCTGACGCAGTCACAGCTGCCCCGGAGCGATCATGGATCTTCAAGGAACCAATGTCCGCGATCCGAGCCCGCATAGGGACACCCTCAGGATCAGTCGATTGCCCCACCCGCTCCATGCCCGGGACGGCATACTTCAATCCCATGTGCTGGTGAGCGGAATCCTTGATATTGCCCGTTTCGTCTTGGAGGTCACCCAGGGCTGCATCGACCTTCCGCATAGACACCTGGTTATTGATCCAAGCCTGAGCCTGAGCGGCCGGCAAGGGTTTCGGTGGCTTGTCCTTCGTGGCGTCGTACTTCATCGCCGCGATGTCCTTCTGGTTCTGCTGGGCCGCTGCCGCCGTATCCGCAGTCTGCTGAATGCCGGCCCGCCGCGTGGCGTCTACCATACCCGCAAGTTGGCCCTGCAGCGCCCGTGACTCGGCAGCCATCTGCTCCCGAGATGCACGATCTAGCCCATGATCTTCCATTCGGACCTTGAGCTCATCCAGTCGATCCTGAGCTTTCTGTCGCGCCGCCTCAACAGCAGCAGCGCGAGTCGTGCTCGCTTCATCTCGCCTAAACTGGCGCGCCTCTTCGCGTTCCGGCTCCTTGATGAGAAGGTCAGAGGCGTATTGAGACGCCAATGCTTTGGACAGAGGATTCTTGGTCCCCTGCATAGCCCAATTGAGTTTTTCATCTGTCGTAGGCTCTTTGGTCCCCGTCAAAGGCACGCCCTGAAGCTCCTCGGGCTGCGGCCCCGGCAAGTTCACTTGCTGAGCTTGAGGCCGATTCTGTATCCACTGCTGATTGTCCGCCTCTGCACGCTGGTGAGCCGCATCACCGGCCGTCGCCGCATCCTGAGCACCCTTGTAGGCGCCAATTTGCCCAATGGCCGCCGCCAGCTGTTGGGACCAATGTGGCTTGATATAGCGCCCGCCCACCATGCGACCTTGAGGAGCCTGAGGGGCGCTGCGAAGAGCATCCATCATAGCCTGCTGCTTCCGCATCTCATAGTCGGGATCATACTCACTGGGCATGTAGTCATTGGTAGCCATAGATCACCCCATTGCTCCGCCGAGACTGCCACCCAACGAGGAACCGAGCTTGGCGCCCAACGGCCCGCCAAAATACGCACCGGCAATACCGCCCGCCGCACCAAGGAGACCGCTCATCATGCCCCCCGACTGAGCTTGCTGGGCATTGTAGGCATTCATTGCGTTCGTGTAATCGTCCTTGGCGGCCCCATAGACATCAGCCGCCTGCCCTTGGCCCGCTGTATTGTAACTGGAGAACGTCGGGTTGGCAATCTGGCTGCCGCTCCGGAACGCATTGAGCTCGTTGAGCGGGTTCTGACGGAGACGCATAGCCTCCTCGATCTGCCGGTTGCGATCCTGCGTAGACGCATCCCGGAGAGTGCCCTGCTCGCCCATCTGCATGCCACGGAGACTGTTCGCATAGGCTGATTGGGCCGCTTGCTGGTTAAACTGGCTCTGGTTAAGGTTGTTCTGCTCCGACGTCAGGCCCATCCGCTCCGCAAGCTGTTGGGAGCGTTGCTGATCCGCGTAGTTGGCCATCGTCCCTTGCTCACCAAACTGCTGAGCCCGGAGAGAATTGGCGTAGGCCGCTTGCTTATCTGCCTCGGATACACCTTCCTGCCGGGCCTGCATGCCCCGGTTGAAAATGTCATTGTAGGCCGAAGTGGCCCCGAGAAGGGACTGCTGATTGGCATCAACATCCTTCTGGTTCAGGGACTGCATCGCCGCTTGCCAAGCCGGGGTGCCTTCCGTGATGCCCTGGGACTTCAGCCGCTGTATTTCCGCACTTCGACCCTGGTCGAGCCCACCCTGGAGCCGACCCATCATGGCCTTCTGAACTTCGTCCACCGCACCGAAACCAGAGTCTGGCATGGCGCCGAGCTTGGAGTAATCCAGATTCCCGTAGTCCGACAGCTTGCTAGGGTCGTAGCTGCCGTAATCGGTCATCCCGCCCGTGTCTGTCTGAGCCCACCCCACATTGCCCTGACCGGGCACGGCCCCCCAATCCTGGACTTTGGACGTGTCGTAGCCAGAAACGTCGGTCATCCCATCGTAGTTGAACGGTTGGGATACTGCGCTCTGGGCAGAGCCAATCAGGCCCTCTGCGGTACTGGAGAGCCCAGCATCGATTCGAGTCTGAGCGTCCTGAGCTTGCTGAGCCGTATCGGACAGCTTCGTAGTTTGCGTCCACACTCCTGACGTCGGGTCTTTGGACCACGTCAGGGAGGAGCCATCCGCACCGACCTGATTGACCCGATTCTCCAAGGTCTGCTTGTCGAGCAACGCTTGCTGGTCCGACGCCTGTTGCTTCGCAATCGCAGTCAGGTCAGGCGGGGGAGGCGCAGAAGATTTTCCACCCATCCATCCCATGATTATCTCTCCAGGTGTTCCTTGAGATAGGAAGCAAGACTGTCCTCACGGAAGGACCCTCTGAAGTACTCAATCGCCTCCAGCATCTTCTCAAATCCGCCCGTCAGGAACGCGACCAGAGAGAACACCTCAAACGGCGAGCACCGCAGAAAATACGCTTGCTCCAACAGGGGCGTCACCTTCGTCTCCTCGAACTTGTTCGCAACCAACCAGGAAGCGATCATGCCGTACAGAGCCGGGCGGAGAGCCGTAACATGTTTCTGGTAGAATGGGGACTCCTGAATCCCTAACAGGCCCCAGATCATAGCCCGATTGATTTCTTCAGGAGTCTCTGCTTTGTCCTGGTCAACCGCGTCGTCCCACACCACGACGAAGGACCACAAATTGCTCACAAATTCATAGGCATCTTTGTCGTGGGAGACGAGTTGCTTGAGCTCTCTTTCGATGTCCGGGACACTCACAAAGGACCACCCTTCTTGAAGGTGTAATCCGTGCTGACCCAGATAACCTCAGAAGAAGCTGAAATGGCGATGTTGATCGAGGCTGCAACCCCCAGTCCCTCGGCGCCTCGCCATTCCAGTTTTGGAAACGGCCCACCAGACCACTTATCTTGACCCCAAACAGCGGAGTTCCACAAAGCAAGGCGAGATTTGTCACTGACACCTGTTGGAACCCCAGGATCGTCCTGCTTGAAATCGTATGAAATCTTGGAACGGAAGCCAACGTTCCGCGTCAGCAAGAAGTTGGGCCGATACATGCCAACTTGCTTCTGCGCGCCGGGGGCATTCAGGTACGAGTAGGCCTGCTGACACCTCGCAATGATGTCTTTGCCCCCCGACCCGTCCAGCTTGATAGCGTCCCGATTGCCCACATAGGCTTGGTACACAGCACCATCGGAAGCCCCGAAGAACAACGCCCCCTGCACCACAGAAAACGTATTGGCATCGTATCCGCTGAATGTACACCAGCTTGTAGTGATGTAATTCGACACCAATTGACCACTGCCATCTGCGTAGATCGACGGCATGTTGACCATGAGGAAATTCAGAGCGGGGACAAACACCAATTCCCACCCATCAAGCTGCCCGAGATCACTCGTGACTTCAGACAGGAAAAACTGAACCTTCTGCGAGTAAGCCGTTGCCGCTGAGGAGGCATTCACCTGCGTCGAAGTCACCAACGTCGCCATGGAGATGAGGCCGGTGGTCGTCAGAAGAAAGAGATCACCCCCCACGTTAGCATAGAAACGGCGACCCCGAACCGGAGCACCAACGGTGTAGACACCGTCCAATGACCAGGAAGTTGAGACGTTGACATCGGTACCAGAGAAGACAGCCGCCTCCCCCATAGACGAGACGGCGACAAGTTTGTCATTAGAACCCCCACCGGAATCCACGGTCCATGTCGCCAAGAGAACGAGGTAGCCACCCAACTTGAACAGGGGACCAAAATCAAAGAAGTTGGCAACCCCATAGACAGAGTCCGTGGGGAGGTACCACGCCAGCGTCGAGTCGATGGGAACTGCCCAAATCCGACGTTGGTGGACCGTACCCTGGATCCAATTCTTGGGATCGGTCCCTGAGATGGTCCCAACATCCGTCCCATTCCCTGCCACCAAGCGCTGGAGCCCGGAGGTTTCGCTGAACCAGATAGGATTGTCCACCCCATCGAAGGCCAGCATGTGAGTTCCACCAGAGGTGGCGAAATTGAGAGTTTGCCACCAAGAGGAACCGAGACCAGAGAGCAGAGGAGTGCCTATGACCCCTGGACTGGTCACATCAAACAACTTGTCTCCAGCCCAGGCATAGCCCGACAAGCCACCACCCCGTAGAGCCAAGGTAGCGAGGCTGTTTACAGGCTGGACAAAGCCTGTATTGCGCTCTTGGTAACCCTTGCGAATGGTACAGCCGTAAGGCTGGGGGACGAGATTGTTCAACAGAATCGCGTCGGTCGTCGGCATGTTAGCCAGACTATCGAACGCATTGAACCCGCCCACCGGGGAGGGGACAGTGTCTAACTCAGAAGTGGTCTTCGTGACGTCTACCCAGGTCATGGGGAGGCCCCACCCGTAGTATCCCAAGAACCATCAGGAATTGACCACGGGCCAATAAATATGGGCGCCGCACGAGAAGCCAGAGACAGCACTGGCGCCCCACGATCCTTGCCCGTCAGACTCTGGAAGATCCGCATGAAGTCCGATCGAACACCTGTACTGTCAAAGCCCTTGAGCTCGTAGAACTTGAGCTTGATATACTTGACAAGAAGCCAGGGTTCGTACTGTACAACGTCCCCATCGCTGAGAACCAGGGCTCCATCAACATTCCCCTGTTTCACATTGGTACACCATGTTCGCCGGATGTACTCCATGCGGAACGTGAACACGGTAGACCCAGGAACAGGGTGTACCCAGAACTTGTCTTTGTACACCCGATAACGCATTCTTGGCGCGGCTTGGAGGACACCCCCCTTCAACCACGCCCATTCCTGAGCCGACTTCGGGCCCAACAGAGGCCAATGGTTGGTCTGATCCCATTGAGTTTGGTCCACGAAGTAGGACCAATCCGCCGGCAAATCGTAATTGTCTATACCAGACACGGTGGGGAGCGTCCAAACTTGGACAAACTGCTCCCAGGGGTAGTACAGGGAAAGCTCGTTCCCTGCGGAATTCAGATAGGCCAACAATTGGCCCACCTGAACATCGTCGGAGCCAAACAAGGAATCAGGCTGGACAAGGCCAAGCTCGCCCGCAATTTGCTTGACGATGTCAATGGCCGACCAGTAATTCATGGCTTACTTCCGTGGCGGGTTCATCGGAACGGGAACCCGCGTGGACTTGTCCGCCGACTGAGCCGCGAGAATGTCCTGCATCTGTTGCTTCAAGAGATTGATCTCCGCATCCCGCTTCTCTAGTTCACTGGTGAGCTTCAAGAGCGGGGCCGCCTCCTTGGCGGCTGCAAGGAACTTGCGCGCGCGCTCGCGAAGACCGAGTGCCCCCATCATCTTGCCAATGAGAACATCCGACATGTCCGCCAGATTCTCGATAGTGTAGCAGTTAACCGACTTGAGCTCTGCGATCTGGGCCACCGTTACCCACGTCGCCTGCTCCAGTGGGGTGCCGTCAACAGCCTCGGTATTGGCGCGCTGGAAGCGATCCCATTGGCGCTCAAAGCGGCGCTGGTACACTTCGCTGGCGCGACTCACAAACACGTCCCGCGACCCCGGCGTGAAGATGCGAATGAACGCCACCTGGTCAAAGATGGGACGGCCCTCTTCATTGGACTTGAACTCGTTCTGAACAGCATCGTAAAAGAACTGCACGCCCAGGCGTTTGTCGCCCTCGTACATCTGTTCTTCCTCGAAGCTGGGGCCGTCATAGGTCGCGGTAGGCATGGTGGTGCCCTTTCAGTTGGTGGTGGTCAAACTTCTTCGGGTGGGGGTTCCCCATCCCATCCAGGGGGAGGCGTCGTGCCTTCCACGGCTTCCTCCACAGGAACGGGGCCCAAGCCCGCTGCCGGAGCATTGGCGTTCAGTTCAGCGGGAATGGGCTCGTCCAGCGGTTCTCCATCAGCCAGAGCCGGAACCTGGCTCGCCGCAGAGGCGGTGCCAAACACGGACTGACCAGCCACGAGCGCAACACCAGAACGATTGACCCACCCCGTCTCGACCACCGCACCGTTGGCAACGGCTCCGACAGCCGTCACGATCTTCGTGCGGAAGCCAGTGAACGCCGGCCCCGCGCCCGCGTCGCGCGAGCCCCCATTGCCCGCCGCACCAGCGCCGACACCGTTCGTGTAGGGCACCTCAGGAGCCTTGCCACCGACATTGGCGCTGGATCGGCCACCCCCGATGTACATGATGGTGGAATCGGCCGACGCCGTTCCATCCGGCTTGGTGGAGCCAGGCGTGTAGTCATCGAAGAAGTTGCCCATGCCGCCAGTGACAATTTCCGAAGGCTGGAAAAGCGGGGGAGAGCCGAAGCCGATGCAGTTGGACAGCGCCCCCGTCGAGCACGGCTGCAAGCCACCGCGCGGCCCGCCAGAGGAGACATCCTTGTCGTTGTCAAACGGCGAGCCCTTGGGGCCGCTCAGAAGGTCGTAGAGCACCAGCGGGCCAGCATTGGGATTGGCGAGATTGTTGGCGAGGGTTTCGCCAGGAAGTCCTGCGGGCATATGAATCTCCTTGTCACTTCACTGCGTAAATTGTGCCCCCCGGAGGGACAGTCTGACCAGTTTTGTTGAGCCAACCTGTGGCCGTGCTGAACATTTCACCATTCGGAGGAACCGGAGCACCCGTGTCATTGGTCACGTACCCGACATTCTGCCCCGGGTATTCAATGGCCATCATACGCATATTTTGAGGCGCAATCGGACCACCCACCTCGCCGCGACCCGGGCCGCCAATCATGGGCACAGCAACCGTCTGAGCATTGGGGTAAGTACCCGGTGTATTTGGCCCGTGAGGAAGCGGAGGACCATAGACAGCGCGATAACTCACTCCAATACCAGAACTAAGCGCCCCATTTACAGGAGCCGTAGGGTTGGGATCATAGACTGCCCCAGGTACACCTGTAGACATGGCTGATCCCTACTTCACACCGTAACAACAACCACCGGCGGGAATCAGCTTTCCCGTCTTGTTGATGTAACCATTATTCACAATCCCGTCAGGGGCCACATCTGCAGAAGCCAAAATGAAAGCCATCGTCAAAGCCGGAAAATCCACCGACTTCATACGAGTTGTCTTTGGCCCCAACCCAATCGTGTGAACCGAAGGCGAAATACCTGTGAGAGTGGGGGTATTGGCCCCATTGGGAGGGGGACCATAGACATTGTTGGTTCCGATAGCGATACCCGTACACAACGCACCGTTCACCGGCGCATCGGGATTGGGATCAAAAACGGAACCAACTACACCTGTGACCATGGTCACCCCCTACCACGCGGCCGATCACTCGAACATCACGCCCTGGAACTGCGCGCCGGACATCGTCAGATTTCCGGCCCAGGCCAGGATCTGGACGGCGGCGTCCTGGTTCACGGAATAACGCTGGCCCGGCGACAGCGGAACCATGTTGCGGTCCGAGTGAGGACGGTAGAAGATGTGCTTCGTGTTGAGGAAGTACGCCACCTTCGTCGGCATGAAGCCGCCGATGCCACCGTCGAGAATCACGTCGGCGTCCATGTACTTGATCGACACGAAGCCCAGCTTGGCGGTGTTCGCATCGGAGAAGCGCTGGATGGCCTGCAGGGAAGCCATGTAGAACGCCCAGTAAGCGTTGTCGACGATAATGAGGTCGGGGCGATCGTTGCCGCGAACCAGCTTGGCCCAAAGAGCGTTGAAGTAAGCCTGGACATTGGTAACCGTGGTGGCCCCACCGCCGGTGGTGGTCGCCTGGAAGACCTGGTTGCGCCAGAATGTCCAAGTACCGCGATCGATGCCGCCGACGATGCCGGTGGCCGGCGCTTGCGACACCTGCTTCAGGAGACCATCGATCTGCTTACCGCCAGCAGCGGTGCCGTCGGAGTAGATGCCCTGAGCAACCAAGTTCGACATGGACGCTTCGCCAACGTTGACGCGCGCCTCCATGAGATCGATGATCTGTTCCTTGCCGGAGTTCTGCAGCTGATCAAGGCCCGAAATCGTGATCGGACACGCGGCCTGCTTGATATCATACTGAGCGGCGCTGATGACGTCCTGCGCCGCGATCGGCAGCAGATCGTAGCCAGAGTACCAACCAGCGTTGCCGTTGGCTTGGAAGCTCAGTTCTTGCAGAATGACATTGCCGCCGCTGAACTTCTTGATGTTGCCCCGACTATTGAGCCGAGACAGCAATGCGTTGTTCTTGGTGACGTTGTCGTCAATCTCGCCGGTACGGGACTGGATCGTAGTCGCGATGATATCGCTGATCGCAGCATTGGCGAAGGCCATGAGGGACTCCTATTCAGGAGGAGGCACGCTCACAGGCGTGAACTCCGGTTGGGGCAGACTCGGCATTCCTGGATCATTGCGAGTCACCGGCAACGGAGGGAGGTTTGGCGTCTTGCGAATCCGGAACGTGAGTCCGAGTCGCCATCTCAGGAAGGCTAGCATGGCTATCTCCCCAAGGTTTCGTCAAACGCTGCTTCGATGGTGTCCCGCAAGGAAGGCGGGCTTGAACTGCCGGGTCCGGGTGTGCCAGACGGCGAACTCGAAACAGAGGAAGAAGCTCTCAGTGCCTGATGTGCCCTACCGTTGGCTCGGTTGGCATTCTGACGCTGTTGCCTCGACTGCTGTTGAGCTGCTGCTTGGGCCGCCAACTCAGGGTTCATGGCTACGGCGCGAGTATACGCCTGGTCGGGGGTTAAGTAAACCCCCCTCGCGGAGAATAGGTCTACCAAGTCAGCCATGTCTTCCCGCACCGTCTCAAAGTGAGGATACTTGGAATCCGACGCCATGTCGGTGACCTTCTTCTCAGCCTCCTGATGGAGCGCCTGCTCCCTGAACTTCGCCGTCTGCTGCTGTTGGCCCAAGAATTCACGGAGGGGGGCCAACTGTTGCTGAACCATCTGCTCAACCCGGGTCGTCACCGGATCTTGATCCGGCTCACCCGCGATGGCGGAATCCAGCGCTCGAATGTCGATGCCGTAGTCCTTAATCAGCACCGCCATGAGCTTCGCTCGCTGGGCCATCGGAGCGAAGGACAGAACATGGTCGCAACGGAACAATTCATTGATGGCCTGCAGAGGCGTGTGGCCCGTGGCGCGGATGCGCCCCTCATAGGGGCGTATCACTTCTGAGAAGTTCTTGTGGAGCTCACGGGCCTGAGCATTCTCCCCAAACGAGCGCACCATTTCCGCCTCGCGCCGGTGCACCTCGGCCTTAATCTCCGGGTCCAAGCCGGCCCACTTAGCCTTGGTGGCCGGCTTCCAAGACTTGGGCGCCTCATCTTTCGGCCCGGGGGCCGGCGCGGTCACAGCAACAGAGGGTGCAGGGGCTTTTGCCTGCGTCGGCGGTGGAGGGGGCTCTGCAGCGCCCTCGCCGACCTCCTCGTGGGGTAGTTCCTCCCCGCCCGGTTCATCGCCTGCAGAATCTTGTGCAGGCGCGGACGCGGGGGACGCAGACGGGGGAGGAGGCGGTGTCAAAGGCGAGTCGCCCGTTTCCTGCTCCAACACCGCCGCTTCGATGGATTCACGAAGTCCGGCCATAGTCAACCCCCTTTCTTCTGCTCGAACAGCTTCGTACGGAGCTCATAGCCCAGCAAGGCCCAACACTTTTGGCGGGCATTCTCACGCGCCGCCTTGCGCCCAACTTCGGCGTCAAAGTTCTCCGGACTGGCGCAGGCACTCTCGCCGACCACGTGGAAGCCGTTCTTCATGGTCAGGACACAGACTGTCAGCGTCGTGCCGTCGAACACGTGATATTGGTCCTTGAGAATCTCATCCTCGATCTTGGACAGCGTAACACGCGGGGCCGTCAGGCCCTTGGACACGATCAGGCTTTCCAGACCCTGGTCATCGTTGCGCGGGGATTCGGTGTGTAGCATGGTGGTGCTCACTTCTTGTTTCGGAGAGCGTGGGATAGATTGCTGGCCTTCTTCGCCTGGTCAGCGTCGTTGAAGTCCTGCCCCACGGATTGCGGGACGTCAACCTTCTTGGCAAACTTTGGATTGTGAGCCACTGCCGCCATGAACTTGGCTTGTTTCGGCGATGTACTTGGCATACGCAACCCCTTGTGAAGTGGCTTGGCCGGAGAGCATGAACTCCAACCCAGAGACAGAGATAGATCGTTGGCCATGGGGGCCATCAATCACATAGTCAATGACGTCCGCGTTGAAGGCGGGCGACGAGGACACGACGCACAGGTCTTTAGTGGTCATCCTTGTACCCCTTCCGTTCAATGGTCTCGATGATCTTACCTCGAATGGCCTCCCGATCAGGTCTGTACGGGGTCACCGCCTGGGCAGGGGGTAACCCCTTCAGCTCAGCTGTAGGTACCACATTATGACGAGCGCAATGATCGCGGATACCACGACGGCCACGTACCACAGAGCCATCAATCGGAGACACAAAGTCCGGCAAGTCCGGAAGAATCGTTGGGCCTTCGTACTTGAGGTCGATGTCTCCTGGGATGGTGTCAACCCCTCGTTCATAGAGCACCCCTCCGATCTGGACGTAGCTGTGCCTGGTCATCGCGCCATTCTCCGACGCAAGGCCTGGGAAAGCCCCTCATTGGCGCCATAAATGCCGGCCCAGACCTGGTCGGACGACGCCGGCGTACGCGAATCCGTCATACCCAGCTTCTTACCAGCGTAGTAGGTCATGGGGGCCATCAACATCCCAGGGTAAGAAGTGGGATTGTCAGCCACCTGCTCGCGCGCAAAGGCCTGGTGCTCCAGCGGAGCCAGCGTCTCCTGGTCCATCTGATCCGGGGCACCG